AGGAGGTGCGGGAGCAGGAGGATACAGAGAAGGAAAAGATCCTGCTGATCCAGTCGCTCCAAGTGCATCGCCTTTAGCGGCGGCTTGTTCATCTATAACTCTTACAGCTTCAACAACTTACCCCATAGTAGTCGGAGGCGGAGGAAGTGCGGCTACAAGTGGTCCTGGTTCTGGTGGATCGTCAGGAAGTGTTTCAAGTGCGTTAGGTATATCATCCGCAGGTGGTGGTCAGGGACAATCTGGTGCTGAAACTGCTGGTCCTCAACATGATGGAGGTTCTGGCTCTGGAGGTAGAGAATCTGCTGCAGGTAACCCCAATGCAGGGCACAGTGGCAACACACCGCCTGTTTCACCTCCTCAAGGAACTGATGGAGCACCTGGAATAGAATATACAAGAGGCGGTGGAGGCGGCGGGGCAACTACCGCAGCACCTGCAATGCCAAACTTAGTTAATGGAGGAACAGGAGCAGGTACACTAATTAATCCTAGTCCCAGTTATGGAACACCTGGACCCAGTGCACCTTTAAGATATTATGGAGGCGGTGGAGGTGGAAACACAGCTAATAATGCAGGTTTAGGAACTGGAGGTTCTGGTGGTGGTGGAAATTCATCTACATTTCCAGCTGATCCTTCTACGAAGACAGCAGGTGGGACGAACACAGGTGGTGGCGGTGCATCAGGAAATGGTTGGGTTGCTCCTGTTGTGGGTTCTGCAGGTGGATCAGGTATAGTAATAATAAGGTATAAATTTCAATAGGATGATGATAATATAAAATTATGGCTTCAACAATTAAAGTAGACAACGTACAAAATACACCCGGCACTAATATAGTTAATAAGTGTGGGACAACTACCACTATAGGTGCAGGAGCAGGAGAAACAGTTAATGTTTGTGCTGCAACTGTAAATCTAGGACGATCTGGTGGTACAGTTAATTTAACATGTGGTGCAACCCAATCAGGTTTTGGCAGAACAGGAACGGTCGATTGGCAAACAGGCGATATTAAAACTTCTACATTTTCAGCAGCAACAGGAAAAGGTTATTTTGTTAATACTACAAGTGGAGGAGTAACAGTTAACTTACCAGCAGGATCTGCTGGAGATATAGTAGGTTTAAAAGATTACGCAGGAACTTGGGCCAGTAATGCCGTTACACTAGCACCTAATGGATCTGACAATATTGGTGGTGATAATGCTACTGATCCGACTATAGAAAATGAAGGTGGGTCACTTCTTTTAGTTTATGTCGACGGAACTCAAGGTTGGTTAACAACACAAGAATCAGTCACTGCAAGTCCAAGTGGTACAGAAATTTTTATGGTAGCCACAGGGGGAACCCCTTGTGCAGGCCAAACAAGTGGAGATTATAAATATCATACTTTTACAGGACCCGGAACTTTTACAGTTTGTTCTGTAGCAGGAACTGCTGCTCAAAATGTTGTTTCTTATATGGTCGTAGCGGGTGGTGGCGGAGGCGGCGGTGATGGCGCTGGAGGAGGCGGAGCAGGCGGTTTTAGAGAATATAAAAATTCTTGTGATCCTTATACAGCTTCTCCATTAAATGGTAACCCATGTGGAACAGCAATTACAGTTACAGCAACAGGATATCCCATAGCAGTTGGAGGTGGAGGGGCAGGAATAACAGCTCCCCCTTGGACACCCGCTGCAACATCAGGTAGCGTATCAACTTTTTCTTCAATCAGTTCAGCTGGTGGAGGCGGAGGTGCTAATCAAGTCGCAAATGGTGGAGCCTCTGGTGGTGGAGGAGGTAGATCTTCTCCTCATGCAGGAGGAGCAGGAAATACTCCCCCAACTACGCCAGCTCAAGGTACCGCTGGTGGAAATGGATATTCAGGGCAGGGTGGTGGTGGCGGCGGAGGTGCTACGGTAGCAGCTTCAAATGCAACTGGCAATAATGGTACAGCAGGTGGTGCAGGTGCAACAACTTCTATTAATGCTACACCTACAGCTTATTCTGGAGGTGGCGGAGGCGCGGCAGGTCCCGGTACGAATACCGGTGGTTCAGGCGGTGCAGGCGGAGGTGGTCGAGGATCAGGTCCAGAACCTTCAACTCCTATGACACCAGGAACAGTTAATACTGGCGGTGGTGGTGGCGGAGGTCAAGGTGGACCTCATAGTCCTACTGGAGCAGTAGGTGGTACAGGCGGTAGTGGAATCGTAATAATAAGGTACAAATTTCAATAATGAGTGAAGTCAAAGTAAATAAAATTAGTCCAAGAACAGCATGTGGAACTGTTACATTAGGAGATAGTGGAGATACATTCACAATTCCTTCTGGTGCAACAATTACCAACTCTGGAACGGCATCAGGTTTTGGTGCAACAGGAGAAACTTCCTGGGACACAACAGTTAAAACAACAGGAACCTTCACAGCTACGGCTGGTGTAGGTTATTTTTTAAATACCACAGGCGGAATTATAACAGTTAATTTACCAGTAGGTGCTGCTGGAAGTTCAGTAGCTCTTGCAGATTATGCAGGGACTTGGCAAACAAATGCAGTCACTGTAGCGGCAAATGGAACTGAAAAGATTGGTGGCGTAGACGCTGATGTAACTTTAAACACAGAAGGTCAATCAGTCACTTTTGTTTATATAGATGGAACCCAAGGATGGGTTAATGTTTTAGATTCAACTTCTAATGTTAGAGGTAGTGCTTATATAACAGCATGCGGTGGAAACAGTACAGTTACTTGTGGCAATTACAAAACACATATTTTTACAGGACCGGGTTGTTTTACAGTTAGTGCAGCTGCAGCATCAGCTCCGGATAACGTAGTAGATTATTTTGTAGTCGCTGGAGGTGGTGGAGGAGGATCAGGAGCGAATCCTGCATATATGTCCGGTGGCGGAGGTGCAGGTGGCTTTAGAGTATTCTCAACAGCTCCTGGATCTAATTCTCCTTTAAATAATTCTGGCGCAAGCCCAAATACCGAAGTAACAGTTTCAGCAGCTACTTATCCCATTGCAGTTGGTGGAGGGGGTGCAGCAGCCTCATCTCCTAATTGTAAAGGATGTGCGGGTTCAGTTTCAACTTTTTCATCAGTAACATCAGCAGGTGGGGGTTTTGGTGCGGCTGGTGGTGGTACACCTGAAGCAGGTGGACCTGGAGGATCTGGTGGTGGAAGTTCACTTGCAGCAGAATCTGGAGGAACAGGAAATACTCCACCCGTTTCTCCTCCACAAGGTAATAATGGAGGTCAAGGTACACCTGGTAATAATAATGGAGGTGGTGGAGGCGGCGGTGCTGGTGCTGTTGGTAGCCCGGCCCCAGGTAACTGTAAAGGAGGGGATGGTGGAATTGGATCTTATATAGCTGATCCATTTATAGGCCCAACTGCTCCCAGTTATGGAACACCCGGTCCAGTAAGTAACACACGATATTTCACAGGGGGTGGTGGCGCTCCCTCAGACTATCCCGGGGGTGGACCAATACCGTCCGGAGGTGCCGGTGGAGGTGGTGCAGGAGGTCCAGGTGGTTCTCCACCTAATACACCAGCAGTTGCAGGAACAGTTAATACCGGTGGTGGTGGCGGCGGTGGTTCACATTCTGCAGGTGGATGTGCGGCGGCAGGAGGATCAGGAGTAGTAATGATTAGGTATAGATATCAATAATTAATGTATTTACACAAATTTAAAATTAATATATAAGGAAAAACATATGGCACACTTTGCAAAACTAGGATCAAACTCAAAAGTTATTCAAGTATTAACTTTAGATAATAAAGATATGCTTAATGCTTCTGGTGTTGAAGACGAATCTGTAGGACAATACTATTTAGAACGACACAATAACTGGCCTGCTCAAATGTGGATTCAAACCTCTTACAATACCTCTGGTGGAAAACATAAATCAGGCGATGATTCTAAAGCATTTAGAGGAAACTATGCAGGTATAGGTTATACTTGGGATGAAGATAATAATATCTTCTATCCTAAATCACCTTATCCAAGTTGGGTTTTAAATACGACAACAGCTAGTTGGCATTCACCCATTGGTGATGCTCCTGATGATCTAACGGATGAAGAAAAAGCAGCGGGTACTTTTTATCAGTGGAATGAAGGTACTGGCGCCTGGGATAAAACAACTCTATAATTGATCTAGATCAAATCTTTACAATCATATTGACATTTTATCCATCCTCTTTTATAAAGGATGGGCATGAAGAAGAAAGTATTATCAGAAATAGGACTCTATTACGGTGATGTGGCAATGCCGAAAGGTTTTGAAATAGACCGAAACAAACTTCAATCCGACATTTTAAAATCACACATCAATAATAAAGAATTTCCATTCTCACGAACTTGGGATATGTTGAACACCTATTTAAGAGAACACATTAATGTGGAATATGGCTTTTCTTTAATTAATAAAAAAACGTGGGGAAATGTTTATAAGCCAAAAGAAATTTCTATTCCTTTATTGAATATAGACGCGACCGACCTTAAAAATTCTCCAGACTACACCTTATTATATGGAGTTAACGTTAAAGACTGCAGCGTTAGAATCCACTATGATGATAATAGAAGAGCAGGAAGATCCTGGGATATTCCTTTAACGAATAATCAATTTATTATGTTTCCGTCAACCCAGATGTATTATATTACTAATGATCAAAAGGATTCACTTAACTTTATACAAACGACTACTTATGAATTTATCTAATTATTTCTGGTATTTTAAATCTGCACTCACACCCCGCTTTTGTGACGAAGTTATTAAATATGCGTTAGAGAAAAAAGATACAATGGCTATTACTGGAGGTTATGGCAGAGGAAGAAATTTACAAAAACAACCTTTAAATAAAGACGAAGTTAGAAATTTAAAATATAAAAGAAATTCTGATCTCGTCTGGTTGGATGACACTTGGATTTATAAAGAAATACATCCCTTTGTTCATGAAGCCAACCAAAGAGCAGGTTGGAATTTTGAATGGGATTTTTCTGAATCCTGTCAATTTACAAAATATAAATTGAATCAATACTACGATTGGCATTGTGATAGTTGGGAAACAGTTTATGACCAACCTAAAACTCCTTCTCATGGAAAAATTAGAAAGCTATCGATGACTTGTCAGTTGACCGATGGTTCAGAATATAAAGGTGGAGAATTGGAATTTGATTTTAGACAATATGATCCACCTCAAAGAGATGAAGCTAAACATTTAAGAAAAGCAGTAGAAATACTACCCAAAGGTTCTATTATTGTATTTCCGTCATTTGTTTGGCATCGAGTTAAACCCGTAACCCACGGAGTAAGATACTCACTTGTCGTATGGCATTTAGGATATCCATTTAAATAATGTTTATAAACGAATATTTTAAAACACCAGTGTGGACAGAAGAAAAACCAGAGTTTGTTAAATCTTTAAACAAAGCGAGTGATAAATATATCCAGGTAGCAAAAAAAGCGCCTGATTCTAAAAAATATCTAAAACAATTTGGTGATTTTGGTAGGTCCTGGCATTCAACACCATTGACAGTTGATAATGATTTTATAGATTTAAGAAACTATATAGGTCAAAAGTCTTGGGAATTTTTAGATCATCATGGCTACGATATGAAACAATATCAAACGATGTTTTCTGAAATGTGGGTACAAGAATTTTCTAAAAAAGGAGGAGGTCATCATTCAGCACACATTCATTGGAATCAACATGTATCAGGATTTTATTTTTTAAAGTGTAGTGACAAGACTTCTTATCCTATTTTCCATGAACCCAGAACCGGAGCAAGAGCTACCAAATTAAAAATGAAACCCGAATTAAAAGGTGTCTTTCATGGCACAGAGTTAGTTCATTTTAGACCCAAGCCTGGAACTTTAATTATTTTTCCAGGATATATGGAACATGAATACGCAGTCGATCATGGCAAAGCACCCTTTAGATTTATCCATTGGAACATTACAGCTATTCCTAAAGAGATGGCTAAAGGTGTTTAAGCATTCTTTTATCTATACTATTACGGAAGAGTTTGTACCGATTGGGGAACAAACCAAAAAGGAAATAAAAAAAATAAAATTAGATAAGTACCCTATGAATTATAATAATTTTTCTAATCCTGAAGAAAAAGAAAGATTAAAAGATTTAATATTATCTCAATTAAATACAGTTTTTAAAAAATATAACTTAAAGTTAATTGAGTGTTGGGTACAAAAATATATGAAAAATCATTACCATGATTTACATACTCATAGAGGTCATGCCCAAGAAAAATCTTTTGTATGGTTTATCGAAGGAGATAAATCTTCATCCCCCATTTGTTTTTATGACGTAGGCTATCCCACAATTAACACTAAACAAATCATTGAAATAAAATTTAAACCAGGAACACTATTAGTGTTTCCAGGTTATCTTCCTCATGCTGTCCCGTTGAATAAAAGTAATAACCGATTAATAGTGAGTGGAAATGTCCTTTAAAAAAAATAAATATTGTATTATACGGCAAGCTATCTCAAAAGATTTAGCGACCTTTGTCGCCAACTATTTTGCTATGAAAAAACAGGTTTATGATACCTGTCGACAACGCCGATTTATTTCTCCCTATGAACAATTATTAGGTGAATATGAAGGAGCAACGGGTCAGATCCCCCATACCTATTCTACTTATTCAGATATCGTGATGGAAACTTTAATGTTGAAGTGTCAACCTATTATGGAAAAGATGACAGAATTAAAATTGAATCCTGCTTATACTTTTGCCAGAATTTATAAAAAAGGGGATGTTCTTAAAAGACATAAAGATCGATTTAGTTGTGAGATATCTACGACAATGAACCTCGGAGGAGATCCATGGCCAATCTATTTAAGTCCAAATGAAAATGTAGGTATACCTGATGGTAAAAATATTACTGTTCAAAGTAAAGCCAAGGGTATTAAAGTAGACCTTAAACCAGGAGATATGCTGGTTTATTGTGGGTGTGAACTGGAGCATTGGAGAAATAAATTTAAGCATAAAGAATGTATTCAAGTCTTTTTACATTATAATAATCGCAAGACACCAGGAGCCAAAGAGAATATGTTCGACAGGCGTCCTCATTTAGGACTTCCTTCTTGGTTTAAAAAATAGCCTTTCCTCTTTCAATCCTCTATGCTATATAGCAAATAGGATAAAATTATGTTATTTGGGGATTCAACATGGGCCGGAGCCGCATGGGCTTCGCAGGCTCTAGAAGTTACTTACACAAGTGTTACAGTTAACGTTACTAACGTACCCATTACGCTTGGGGTTAATGATGTATCTGTTGAAATAAGTGTACTTCCTGCGGTTACTAATGTTCCTGTTACTCTTACTGTTAATGACGTAACTGTCGTTGTACAAGTAGATGTAGATGTTACAGGAGTAAGCTTGAATGTCTTTCCAAATGATGTTAGTGTGGAGGGGGATGCGAATGTTAGTGTCTCACAAGTGCCGGTAACGTTAACGGTCAATCATGGCGCCGCTTATGGGTGGACAGAAGTCGACTCTTCAAATACAACAGATTGGATTAAAGTACAATAATGGCATCGTCATATACAACAAATTTAGGAATTGAATCAATAACAACAGGAGAGCAGTCAGGCTCCTGGGGTACAACCAGTAATTATAACTGGGATATTATAGACAGAATTAGAGGCTACAAATCTATAGCCATTACAGGAACCACTCATACTTTATTAGTGCAGGCCAGTTCGCCCGTTGATGGAGCGGATCATACGGAAGATGGAAATTATCCTGTTATCAAATTTACAGGATCCTCTGGGGATCCTACCGTTACCATTAGTCCGAATACGGCTAATACATCTTATATCTTTATTAATGGGACTGGGAATACCATTACCTTTACTCAAGGATCAGGTGGAAATGTTTCATTACAAAATGGAAAAGCAGCTCAATTTTATTTTGATGGTGCAGGTTCTGGAGCGGAAGCGGTTAGAGGATTAGATAATTTAGAAATTGCTACTTTAGAATGTACAGGAAATGCTGCGGTTGATGGAACTTTAACGGTTACTGGAGCAACAACTTTAAGTACGGTTTTAGGAGTTGCAAGTGGTGGTACAGGTTTAACCTCCTTTACTGCTGGTGATTTAATGTATGCAACAGCTTCAACTACTATTGCTAAATTAGGAATTGGAACGGCAGGCCAGTTTCTTAAAACCAATACGGGAGCTAGCGCACCCGAGTGGTCAACAGAAACAGATTTATGTCCTGTGGGATCCATTATTATGTATGGAGCCGCAGCGGCACCAACCAATTGGTTATTATGTGATGGCTCAGCTGTGAGTCGAACAACTTATGCAGATTTATTTTCCGCGATTAGTACTTCTTATGGAAGTGGGGATGGTTCTACAACTTTTAATGTTCCTAATTTACAAGGAGTATTTCCTATAGGTTATGATGGAGGAAGTAGCTATGCTATAGCAGGGAGTGGAGGAGCAACCACTGATACTCCAACATTGAGCGGAACAAATGCAGGAACAACTTTAACTTCTGCCCAAATTCCTGCTCATACCCATGGAGGTGTGACAACTGGATGGCCTACTGGATCCTGGACCGGAGGAACGGGAGCTACTCAAACCGCTATCGATGCTTCAGGTTTAAGTGTGGCTAGTGGTTCAGTTAATTTATCTTTAGAAAATACAGGAGGAGGCAGTTCACATACACATACCTGGACTGGAACTTCATCCGCTGTAGATACAATCCCTCCTTATTTAGTTGTTAATTATATTATTAAAACTTAAGGAGTTTTATGCCTTTAATACAGGTACCTTTCAAACCCGGAATAGATAAACAGCTCACGGAAACGGGAGCTCAAGGACGTTGGATTGATTCGGACAATGTACGTTTTCGCTATGGACTTCCAGAAAAAATTGGAGGTTGGACTAAAGTTGTGACTAACGCATTGATTGGGGCTCCACGAGCTCAACAACCTTTCTCTTCTTTAGATTCAGAAAATTTTGATTTTATCGCTACCAATAAAAAGCAATATATTTATCAAAAAACAGATAACACAGTTAATGATGTAAGCCCGCAACGCTATGGAGCTTACGGAACCACAGCAGTGGCGAAAAGTTTAACTTCAGCTTTTGATACTAATGCGACAACTGAGGTGACCGTGAACTGGACTGCTCATGGAGCTGGTGTAGGGGACTTTGTAACCTTTGCGTCAGTAACCGCTCCCACAGGAGTGGGTTATGTGGATGCTGATTTTGAAAAAGAATTTGAAATTCAAACGGTTGCTACTAATAGTTTTACCATTACCATGGCTACAAAGGCTACAGGAACCATTTCAGGAAACGGTTCAGCCACTGCAACTATTTCTATTGTCACTGGAGATGCAATCTCTGTGTTAGGATTTGGTTGGGGCGCAGGTCTGTGGGGACAATCTACATGGGGAACTGCAAGACCGACAACGGTGGAAGTCGATGCCGTAAACTGGACTGCGGATATGTATGGTGAAGATGTTATTGCTTGTCGTTATCAAGGGGGACTTTATATTTGGGATACGAGTATTAATAAAGGAAGTATGCTTCCCATGATTAATCTTTTGGACTATGATCGAAGCACAGGAAATTTTAGTCGAGGGGTGAATGCGAATAAGGTTCCGACTAAAAATGGAATTTCTTTAGTTTCAACTCCAGACAGACACTTATGTGTCTTTGGAACTGAAACTACAATTGGAACTTCATCGACTTATGATCCCATGTTGATTCGTTTTTCGGATCAAGAAACTATTACCGATTTTGTTATTACTGCTGATAACACAGCAGGGTCTCAAAGACTTTCTGACGGAACTGAAATCAGAGCCGCAGTCAGATCAAAGGGACAAATCGTTGTATTGACTGATACCTCAGCTCATTCAATGCAATTTATTGGACCACCCTACACGTTTGGCTTTCAACAACTTGGAAGACAATGTGGAGTGGTGGGCCAGCATGCAGCGGTTGATGTCGATGGGGTTGTCTATTGGATGAATTCTGCAGGTGGATTTTTAGCTTTTGATGGAGCCGTTAAAACGCTTCCGTGTACGGTAGAGGATTATATCTTTAATGATATTCGTTTAGTCCCTGAAATTTATACAGGGGTCAATGCGGATTTTAATGAAGTGAGTTGGTATTATCCAACAGCGGACTCTAATGAAATTAATCGAGTCGTGAGTTATAATTATTTAGAAAATGTCTGGTCCGTGGGCACATTAGCTAGAACCACGTGGGCAGATAAAGGAGCCTTTGATAAACCCTATGCAACCAGTTATGTGGTGAATGATACGAGTGCTTCCACTCCCACAGTACAAGGAGTTACAGCAGGGCGAGGATATTTATATGCTCAAGAAACAGGGAACAATGACAATGGCTCAACGATGACAGCGAGTTTAACTTCAGGAGATTTTACTTTAGATGGAGCAGGTAATGATTTACTTTCCATGTCACGATTCATTCCCGACTTTAAAGCTTTAAGCGGTGACATTGATGTTACAATTCAACTTAGAGATTATCCGGGTGATACTAAAGCGGGAAGTCCTTTAGGTCCGTTTACCGTGGACTCGACAACAACATTTATTAGTACTAGAGCGAGAGGAAGACAGGTCGCTTTGAAATTAAATAGTAGTGGAACCAATGACAGCTGGAGATTTGGAACCTTTAGAGCTGGGATACAACCTAGTGGGAGAAGATAATGGCCTCCAAAATAACAGTCAGGTTTCCAAACGCCCCACAACAGTATGAACAAAGTCAACTTAATGAATTGATTCGATCTTTAGAACAAACGATATTACAACTGAACAATAGTTTTTCAAACAAGATTCCTGAGAATGAATCGGAGAGAGTGGGATGGTTCATCAGTTAAATGGCAAATGTTTATAAAAATATTCAAAAATTATTAGACAGCACGAGCCCAACCCAGGAAATGTATGAGGCCCCGAGTGAAACAACGGCTGTTGTAAAGACTATTAATTTATATAGTAACCATGGAAGTAGTCTAGATGTCACTGTTACTATATATGACGCCTCTTCAACGACCACTTTTGAGTATCAAAAAGTAAGTGTAGATGCGAGCAATAGTGTGGATTTACTAACCTTTAACAATGTGTTAGTGCTAGAAGCTGGTGATAAAATTCAGCTGCAAGCCAGTCAAGCTAATGCTATAACCATGACAGCTGCTATCTTAGAAATGACAAGGACATAAAAATGTTGAATAAAGAGAAGAAAAACGGTAAAAGTGAAATAGGATATATGATGTATAAGGGTCAGAAGATCCCAGTGTTAAAAGCTGATCCCAAAGAAACCATATCCAATGTACGAACAGGCAAAAAATATGCTGATATGAAAGCCTTTTTGGCTGATGTCGCTGATCCTAACACTGCTACTTGCGAAAATGATTTAAGAAAAGATTTAACGGTTACCGTACAACCAATAAGAATAGTAGGAATGACAAATAAGTAATGGGATTTTTTAGCAAAATAGTTAGAGCCGTCACCAAACCAATCAAGAAGGTTATCAAGAGTCCTTTAGGACGAGCTGCCCTCTTAGGTGGTTTAGGATATTTAGGTGGAGCTCAAGCTGGATTATGGGGCAAAGGAGCTGGCAATCCTCTTTTCGCTGGTGGAGGTAAAGGTTCGATGATGGCAAAATTATTTGGAACTGCTGCACAAGCAGGAACAGGTGGTGCAGGAGCAGGCTTGCCTTTCTTAGCAGAGAAAGGTTTTACTGCGGCTACACCAGGAGTACTGGGTAAATTAGGTTTAACTAAAGGTGCCGGAGCCATGATGCCCACAGGTTTAGGATGGGCCGGGATCGCTGGACTAGGTGGCGCGGCCGCTGCAGCTAGCCAACCAAAGACCGAGGAGCTTGAAGGGGGATTCGATAAAGGAACAGGGCATGCAGATTACTTACAAGCCAGAAAACTTTGGGACTGGGGTGGAGAAGACCCTATGTTTGCGGCAAGCCAAGGTGGAAGAGTTAGAGCACAAGAAGGTTTATATGCGGATCAAGGGATTGCTTCTATTCAAACGGATCCTCGAGCGGATCCGGGATCGTTATCCGAGATTGATCGACCCACAGAACAAGGGGTCCTCGATTCAGGGACCACGGAACAATCTGATGATGCACGATTGATTCAATTGATCCAACAACTGGCTGCATTAGGAATTCCAATGGAACAATTAAGAGGACGAACGGAACAAGAATTAGTAGAGATGATGGTTTATCTTTCTTCTCAAATGGGAAGTCAACAAGGTGGAAATCAAATGGCCGCCGCTCAAGGTGGAAGAGTTGGATTACGAACGGGTGGAGAGAACAGTTTATTTTTAGAAGAATCTTCTGAAGTCATGCGTGGTGGAGAAGATGGAGATTCAGTGGTGGATGAAACAGAAAATATTGAAGTGGCTTCTGCTCCAAGCCTAGAGGATTCACGAAATGAAATGTCTTTGATGTTATTTGGAAAGCCTCTACATGAATTAACAGAAGAAGAACTTCAGATACTAGATGAGCAGGGCGCAATGCCAGCTCAATCACCCACTATGGCTAATCAAGGTGGATTGATGAGAACAGGTTATGCAATGGGCACAGAACATCCAGTCATTCCATCCAAGGATGGAAAACAATTAGACATGAGAAACACAGGAGGCTATCAGCCTCATGGTAAAGCCGAGAAGCATGATGACGTGCGAGCTTTATTAGCACAAGGAGAATTTGTTATGACGTCTGATGCCGTTAAGGGATTAGGCGGAGGCGACCGGGAAGCTGGCGCAAAGAAAATGTATGATATGATGCACAACTTGGAGGCGATGGCGTAATGGCTGAACTACTATACAATGATTTACTGAGTCAATTAAGTGGCCAGGAACAGGATCAATTTCAAGGAGTATTGGGTTCTAAAGGATGGTTAGGAAATTATCAAAATAATCCTACTGCTAACATGGTTACTGGTCATGATAACTACGCTAAGTTTAAACCGATTGCTGATGCAGCAGCCCAATCCAAAACTCTTAACAAAGGTTTTTTTAATAATTTATTTAGTATGGGTTCTGCAGATGCAGCAATGCCTACCGACGCAGAGAGAGCTGCTATTAATAACACTGGAATCATGGGAGCTTACGGCCCCAATATGAGAGATATTTCTGGTGAAGTGGGTGAGTATGGTAATACTTCTGGTTTTGATTTAAGCAACATGGATAATCCAGACGCAGCCATTGGACCTATCATTAATTTTAAAGATGCTCCCATAGAAGCGAATGAAATAGCAAAAGGATTATACATGAACAATCCACGGTATGGACCTATAGACATGTGGAAAAATCAAGGAGGAGATAAGACTACAGGTTTTAATTTACCGAATTTCGGTCTTACAGGAATTTTAAAAGCTCTTGGAGGCACAAGACCCCCACAGAAGCAAGCAGCTTATGACGCAATCATGGGTTCCCGAGATGATAAGGGATGGGGCACCTATAAAGGAAACCAATATAATATACAAGATGGCAAAATTTATTCCGAGCTTAATCCTTACGGTAAGAATTTTGACAGCCTTGCAGGAAGTGAGAGCGTGGAAGAAATGGACCAGAATAAAATAGACTGGGCTCTGGGTCGATTAGCTAAGTTTAAAGATAAAAAAGGTCTAGGAATTAGTCAAAGATTATATGATGTTTTACAACGCCGTAACCTTCTAGGTGATGGAGTAGACCAGCCACCTAAAGGACCTAGTGGATATACTGGACCCAAAACATACGATTTTGATCCTGGTGCGTTTCAACGATCAGGAGGTCAAAGACCAGATAAGCCCGGCGGCTTTACGGATCCAGGTAAAGGAAGTTATGGACCACATAAAGCACAAGGTGGATATATGAGATCAAGATATAACAGAGGAGGCAGAGTAGGAATACTCGCAGCATTTTAATGGCAGACATAACTAAAACACAGGCACTACCCGCACCGTTTATTGAAACGTTAGGGAAAACATTTGGCGAGCAGTTAGGAAGACTAACTCCAACTGCTATTGATACAAGTAAATTTGCACCAACGGTAGCACCACAAATTACCGGAGGTTTTACTCAGGCAGCTCAACAAGCAGCGGCAACGCAAGCAGGATTAGGCGCTTTACAATTTGATGCAACGACGGGCGCAGTTTCAGGAATGGGAGCGGGTACCGGGATCTCAGGATACCAACCCTTTTTAGATGATGCATCGGCTTTAACAGGAACGGGAGCAGGAACAGGAGCAGGTTCAATTGCTTCCTATCAAAGTCCTTACACAGCTGCCGTGAAGTCAGCGATGGAAACTCAAATGCTCCAAGAAAAAAACAGACAAGACACCGCTCGAGCAGCTCAAGCCGTTGGCGCAGGAGCTTTTGGTGGAGGAAGATTCGGAGCAGAGACAGCAGTGGCTGATGCACAGTACGCACAGAATTTAGCAGCCATGCAAGCACAGATGGACATGCAGGGATTCCAACAAGCATCCGCTGCAAGACAAGCAGACTTAAGAAATTTACAGGGACTCGCTCAACTACAACCTCAATTAGCTGGCCAAGAGATCGGACAACTCGGTCAAATGGGTCAAGCAGGATTAGGTTATAGACAAGCGATCACGGATGCCGACGCACAGGCTCAGAAACTTTCAGCTTACGAACCATATCAACGAACAGGGTTCATGGGCGAACAGTTAACAGGATTAATGGGAGGCTATCCTGGTGGATCTCGAATGCAGATCACTCCAACGGCCAGTCCTTTACAACAAGGATTGATGACCGGACTCGGAGGAGCTGCGGCTTATAAAGGTCTTTCAGGTATCTTTAAATAATGAAACGTTCTAGAGTTTTAAACAGACCTATGTTCAATAAACATAACTCTGCTTACGGCAGAGGGATTGCTAGTAATCTTGTCACTGATGAACAGAGACAGAGATTTAACTATGGTGGACGAGTGGGATTAGCACAAGGAAAGGGAATCTTTAATTTTGCTTCGAGTGATGTAGAAAATATAAAACGATTACCAACAGGAGAAATTGATTATGATTGGTATGAACAAGAAGATTTAAAAGTTCCTACAACGTGGGGAGAAAAACTTCTACCACATTCCATTTCAGGATATGACCTCACCGGTCTTCCATCACCAGTAGCTAAATGGCCATATAAATTTCTAGGGGGAGAAGAAGGAGATATTACTAAACTCTATGGAGCAGAAGAAAAAGAAAAAGCAAAATTTGAAAGAGAACGAAAAATACGGGAACGAAAAGAACGACTGGAAGGTCCAGGTATTTGGGGGAGCGGTCCGTCAAAAAAAGATAAGAAGGCTGCCCTAGAAAAAGGAGTGTGGGCTGACAGATTAACAAAGGTACATGAACCTGGCGCCACAGAAGCAGATCAAATTGATACTACAACATTAGATGTAGCAGATTGGACGCCTAAGGAAAAAGAAGAAAAGGAAAGAGATGTCGCTCTAGCAATGGCTGAAAGATTAATTGGAGGTTCCCGAGACAAGTGGGGAAGCACAGCACAGATGAAAAATTTAGCAGGCGCATTAGGAGACGTGCGTAAGATCACAGACAAAGAAGATATTAGAAAAGATCAAAGAAAATATAGAGCCTATGCCGAAGCCCAAAAAGATATCGCTAAGTCTTTAGAAAAAGGAAAAGGCTATGCATCTTTTCAAGCAGAAGGTATGAGACCAGTAGATGCCTTGTATCGATCCTCAGGAATTGATGCAGTACCACTCCCTAAAGAGAAAAAACAGCGCAAAAAAGCTATAGATCAAATAAAATCCGGCGATGTTATTTATGATGAGCATGATAGTCAGTGGAAAATTATGACTCCAGATGGTTTAATAACGGTTACCGTTGCTAAAGTTGTGGAAGCCAATAGACGTGGGGATCTTGCCAAATTAAAAGAAACTGTAAATGTTAAAGAACAAGGGCGGTAATAAATGGTTCAAGTTGTTGACCCAACCAAATTATATGGAGCAGAAGAATATAATGATCCAAGTATTATCTCCTCAATCCTATCCGGTATTGCTACCGGCTTAATCCGAATACCTGAAGGTGCTATTTCTTTAGGTGCAACTCTACAAGATCTTACCGGTGACACCGATACTGCCACAGAAGTCGAACAGTGGTTCGATGAAAACGTTTATAAAAAATTAGGAAACATAGAAGAGAAAGCCGAGTCCACGACCGCGGGAAAAATTGCAGCAGCCTTAGTTAATATTGGTGTGCCTGCAACCATGGCGTTCCGATATGGAACCAAGGCAGCAACCAAGGCAATCATGGCTGCGAAGAAAGGAAACTATTTTGCTTTAAGTAATCCAACCCTAGCCAAAGGAGCACAGGAAGCTCTTCAATTAAATGCCAAAGGCAAGACGGCAAAATTTATGGCCGGTGCTGTGTCGGGAGGTATCGCTGAAGGAATTTTTGTTGCTGACGTTGGAGAGTTTGGAACCATTGGAGATTTATTAGGAGGACCCACTGCTTTAGATACTGAATCCGATGAGGGTGGAAGAGACCAAGCGGTCAGAGAAATTGTTAACCGAATTAAATTTGGAACAGAAGGAGCTTTACTTACAGGAATTATTGGAGGGACCGGCTCCATCATAAAACAGTTAGCCACACGAGGAAAAGAATTAAAATATTCAAACAGCTTATGGGATCGAGCTTTAAATAAAGTGGCCTCAGGGATGAGACCGAGAGGAGATATTCCTGAAGATGCTTTCTTAACGAGACGAGAACAAATTGGAAAAAGAGGGGCCGATATGAATCGCGCCTACGAATTATCCAGAGCTGTAGATAAAGACATCGATAGAATTTTTCCTAATATCAAATCAACTTTCAATAAAACAACCCAAGCAGAAAAGTTTAAACTCTATGAGGATTTAGATGAACTTTTATTCTCAGGTAAATCCGGCCTTGATAAGGCCGGTCGAGTGACCATGGGTGAAATGGATGCAAAAATGATGGAGAATATTGGTGAGAAGCTCATGAACAATGGAGCGAAGTCCGAACATGTCATGAATATTTTCAACAACATGGGCATGATGAGAAATAAATGGGGAGATATGGCTACCTTGATTCAATCTAATCTTCCAATCGAAGCTCAACCTATTTTTAAAAATATTATGGGTGATCAATTTAGAGGGTGGTTAAGTCGAACCTATAATGTATTCCAAAATAAATCTTTAATTCCTTTCTTAAATTTTAAACCAACCGCAGAAGCCGTTGAAAAGGTAGCCAGTATATTCATGAGACAGAATAGAAGAGCCATCTCGAGAGCGGAAGCGAAAAACGCTGCCGGGGAGATGGTAGATGTTCCAGCGCCCTTGACCTATGAAAATGCCAAGACGCAAGTAGATTACATTCTTAAAAACATTAAACCTCAGGATAGTTTAGTGAGGCTAATGAGAGAAGCCGATAAGTTTAAAGCTCCCTCGGCTCCTACCTTTAAAGTTCCCGCAAGTTTTGTAAAAGACTCTGTGGCTGCTGACCTGGTTCAAAATGGAACCTTTGTAAAAAGATTAGAACAGGTGGCGACCAAAGGAAGGTATGCTCTCCCTGGAGCAGAAGGGATTCCTGGACCGACGACCATCGGGAGAGGAAGCAAAGCTTTTAGAGAACTCTTTGGAGAAGTAAAAGACGTACGGGCAAAAATGATTCATGGGACTCAAAGACTATCCATGGTGGCGCGTAAGGGAGAATTTTTACAGAAGTTAGTAGACCAATCGGCTACTAACATAGCAGCCGGAGGAAGAGGATTTTTTTATGGAACTGAATCGGCTGCAAGAAATGCATTGGGCGAAGCGGACGTTGCTCTTTACAAAGGAAGCGTGGTCACTGATCCAAAGACGGGAGTACGAGTAGCCAGACCTTGGGGAGAAACGGCTATGGAAAACCCTATACGAAGTGCCTTTCCTGATGGAGCCTGGGGCGAACGATCTTTAATGGAAGCCCTAGAGGGAGCAGAAAAAAATATTATTAATAATAAAACTGCCAGCTTTATTTATGACAGTTTGTTTTTATTTCCTAAGGCAACATCACAGTTTGCAAAGACGGTGTTGTCACCGGTTACTCATGCCAGAAACTTTTTCAGTGCGGCTACTTTTCAAACCGCTAATGGAATCTGGTTTGAAAACCCTAAAGTATTAGCTCAAGCGTGGAAGAAAGCTGTGGGTTCTGTTCAACCTCAAATGTTCAAGGCGAATGCTCCCGAAGCTCAGGCTTTCTATAGAGAATTATTAGAGCTCGGAGTAGTGAATACCAATGTAAGGTATGGAGATATCTCTAGACTAATGGGTGATATTAATTTTGGTCAAAGATTGACTACCGATCGTGCAGCTCGAATGATGCTGCAACCGAACTGGGCTAAGAAATTTGCGAAGTTTAGTCAGGACATGTACGTCATGGAAGATGACTTCTGGAAAATTAGTAACTTTGTCATGGAAAATTATCGTTATGGCAACGCCTATAAACGAGCCTTCGATAAAGGTTTAATTAAAAAGATGCCAAGCATTCGAGAGATTAAAGAAAAGGCGGCTGATATTGTAAGAAATACCGTGCCTAACTATGAATATGTTCCTGAATTTATTCGAACTTTAAGAAGATTTCCCGTTGGAAACTTCGTTTCTTTTCCAGCAGAAATTTTAAGAACCGGTACCGGGATTGTACAACAATCTATTAAAGAAATTAATGATCCTATTCTAAGAACGATTGGGATGAAAAGACTAGCCGGCTTAGCAGCCACAACAGCTGTGGTACCTGCGACTATTGTAGAGATGTTTAAAACCATCTACGACTATACCGACGATGAACTCGCAGCCTTAAAAAGATTCTTACCTTCATGGTCCAAGAACTCAACCATCCTACCAATGAGAGATGATGAGGGTAATTTAAAATACATCGACTTCAGTCATGGCTTTGCCTACGATACATTAACACGACCTATTCAAACCATTCTTAATAAAGTAGCCGAAGGCGAAACTAATGAAGAAGCTTTAATGGAAAGCTTCATGAAAGGATTAGCCACATCCACAGCTGAACTAGGTGAACCATTTGTATCAGAATCTATTTGGACAGAAGCGATGTTAGATATCCTAAGAGGCGGAGGTAAAACTAAAGATGGTAAAATATTATATACTGATGCCACTCCAACAGGAGAAAAAGTATCTAATATTATTAATCATATTGTCCGAGCTCAAGCACCTTTCTCTTTACAACAATTAATTCGTTTAGGTTTTGCTGCGACAGGAGAACCAAGCAGAACGATTGGACCTTACCAGGGAACAGGACAGGAATATAATCTAACCGATGAAGCCTTAGGGTTCACAGGTTATAGACCGGTAACGATTGATCCTGCTCGAAGCTTAGACTTTAGGATGAGTGGATATCAAAGAGGTATCCGTGACGCTCGTCGAGAATTTAATTCTAAACTTTTAAGAGGGGATCCTATTTCACCACAAGATGTCGTGGATAGATATATCATTGCCAACAAAGCGAAGTGGGAAGAGATGAAAGAAATGTCAAGAGATCTAACAGCTGGTATGATCTTAGGTACATCTCAAAATGATATCATGAATGTGCTTGGAAGAATTTCTAAAAAAGATGCAGCGGCTTTGTTAACCAATCAATTTATTCCGTTTACAATATCTGAAAATGTACAACAAGTCTTTGAAGAGAACGCAAGAAAACTAGGCACGGAAAATCCATATCGAGTAGCGGAAAGAGCGCTTCAATCTTTAGCGCAAACGATGAGTGGTATTCCACTATCATCACCAGAATGGCCCGACCTAACAGATATCTTTGACTTCAGCCCACAAAAAGAAAGCTTCTTTAATCTAGGTCAACAAGCACCAGGAGATACGACTGGGTTTAATCCTCAAGTATATACTCGGCCATCATTAACTCTTAATAATCAGGGCTTGACACAGAATCAGGCTGCCTTATTATCCCCAAGCGAACAAGAGATCGCACGGAAACAGAATCAAAGGACAACATGACGCCCAAAACCGTAAGAGAAAATATTATTAGTTTACAAGGCCACATTACCGGTCTCAAAAAAGATGTGGCTAGTATCAAGAACAACCATTTAAAACATATGGCTCTACGCATTCGTGACTTGGGTGGCAAGATAGACAAAATCTATTGGGTTCTTTTAGTTATGGTGGGGACCATAGCTTTGCAATTGTTTCAACATTATCTCACATAATCTATGCAGCTTTCCAAAAATTTTTCCTTGGTAGAGCTTACCAAGTCACAGACAGCGGAGAGGAAGGGCATTCCAAACGACCCTAGTCCTGACCACCAGGAGAACCTAAGATTGCTCTGTGAGCGCGTCCTACA